TCGATGTGGACGGAATTAAGGCGGCTGCGGATGAATGGAAAGCCAAGGCAGAGCAAGCCGACAAGGCAATCAGCTCAATGCGGTTTGATTATGCTTTGGAAAAATCGTTGAGCGGTGCCAAGGCCAAGAGTGTGAAAGCTGTCCGGGCCCTGTTGGATACTGATTCTCTAAAGCTAACGGATGATGGTACCATTGAGGGACTGGACGACCAACTGGAAGCAATCAAGTCTGAAAATGAATTCCTGTTCGATAGTGATGAGCCGCGGCCACGGATTGTAGCTGGGGCCCAGAACAAGACCGTAATCAGTGACCTGACTGTAGAAGCTGCAAGAAAGGCGGCCGGACTTGGCAGGTAACAAAACTATTTTAGAAGGAGTTTACCATGGCGAATAGTATCGCTTTAGCTGAAAAATTCATGCCCATTCTCGACGAGATTTACAAGCGCGAGAGTTTGACCTCACGGCATGATGCAAAGACCAAACCTGTTGAGTTTGGTGGAGTCAATGAGGTCCAAGTTTTCAAGACATCGGTGGTTGGCTTGGGTAATTATTCCCGGTCAACTGGTTATCCTGCCGGGGATGTGACCGCAACATGGGAAACCATCAAGTTGGAGCAGGAACGCGGCCGTGCTTTTGCGATTGACCGCATGGACAACGAGGAAACCCTCGGAATGGCCTTTGGCACTCTGGCGGGCGAGTTCATCCGCACGCAGGTGGTCCCGGAAGTTGATGCCTACCGCTTTGCGAAGTGGGCCGGCACTGTCGGTATTTCTACTACAGCTGCTGCTGCGTTAGCCAATGCAGCCGCAACACTTGCAGCCATTGATGTGGCCGCAGCCCAACTCGATGAGGATGAGGTTCCCCAAGAAGGGCGCCTTCTCTACATCGCCCAACCTCAATATCGCCAACTGATTGCTTCGGTTACCCGTTCTCTGGAAAACCAGAGTACTTACGACCGCCGGCTCAAGCAGTTGGACGAAATGACCATCATCCCCGTTCCGCAGGCCCGTTTCTACACGGCGATTGACCTGAACGCAGGTGCTTTGTCCAATGTCGGCGGCTATGCTAAGGGCGCGGCTGCCGCCAACATCAACTTCATTTTGATGCACCCGACTGCTGTAGGACAAGCAACCAAACTTGCCAATCTGAAGGTCTTCGCACCCGAGGAAAATCAGTTGACCGATTCATGGCTGTTCCAGTACCGCCTGTATCACGATGCTTGGGTCTATGATAACAAAGTGGCCGGCATTTACCTCCACAAGAGTAACGTGTAAAGGAGCGTGACATGACTGTTTACAATCTTTCTGCTGCAGGTCTGGTTAAGGCCTCCCAAGACGCCATTAACAATGGCACCCTGAAAATCGCCAAGTTCGTGTTTGACGCAGGTGTCGCTGCCAATCGAACCGTTGCTGCACATGGTACTGGTGTGATTTTGCCTGCTGGTGCTATTGTGGTGGGTGGGTTTTTCAGTGTGGTCACCAAATTCACATCAGCCGAATCCAACACTGGCACAATTGCTATCTCTGTTGAGGGTGCTAACGACATCCAGACTGCTGCGGCAGTATCTGGTGCTCCTTATAGCTCCACTGGCGGAAAGGCAATTGTTCCAAAAATCAACACCCCCGAGTCTACCAGCATTACTCTCACCAAAGATCGTGAGATCACTTGTACAGTGGCTGTTGCTGCTCTGACTGCTGGTAAGTTAACTGGTGTTTTGATTTACATCGCTCCGGATGCCTAAAAGACGCAGTCTGAAGGCTGTTAAGGGCTACTAACAAAAGGAAAAGGACGCTATGGCCACTTACGTAGATTTTGCTTACTACTCAACCACTTACGGTGGAAAGGCCATAGCGTCAACTGATTTTACGGCATTAGCCAAAAGAGCGAGTGCGGCTATTGACCTTCTTACCATGGATAGAGCGGCTGCTTATATGGCCATAGCTGTTCCGACCCCGGAAGAAGCGGCCATCATTGACAAGATAAAGATGGCCACTTGTGCGGTCATGGACGAACAAGACAACTTTTCCCAGACCGGCGGGATTGTGGCCAGTGAAAGTGTGGGTTCACATTCGGTGACTTATGCTAATACCACCAACCAGAGCCTTTCAAAGAGGCTTTCGGGGGCGGCTTATCCTTTCCTCGCTCATACTGGATTGATGTTTAGAGGGTTCAATGCGGACGAATACACCAGTTACCCTGTATTCCCGTAGTGTGTCGAAAGGTGTCGAAAGTTGGAGTCGCTCATATATTAGCGCTGCGCACTGGGAAAATCGCAAGGCTGTGAATGTAATAGCTTCTGGACTATTAGAAGCAGATGCGGTTTCTGTGTGGATTCCAGATATTAGCATTAGCATAAAATCTGGAGACATTATTGTGAAGGGAAAAATTGACAAAACAATTAGCGACACATATACTGTATCGGATCTGCGAAAGGAATTTCCATATGCAGTTAGAGTCACAAGTGTGGATCTTTACGATTTTGGCTCTCCGAATATGCGACATTTAAGGATCGGTGCCTCATGAGCGTTAAAGAAATTCGCACACCACGTGGCTGGATCATTGTCGGTCCCAATGGGAAAGCTGAACTTACTTGGGACGTGAATTTCAAACCCAAATGGAATCGAAAATTTACTGAAGCACAGAAATTTGTGGACAGTGAAGTGCTGAGACTTTGCGAGCCTTATGTCCCTATGAAAACAGGTATGCTAATCAAGTCAGGAATTCTGGGAACAGTTATCGGATCAGGTAAGGTGGCTTACATTGCTCCATATGCACGTTACCAGTATTATCTTGTTCGGAAAACAAAATTTGAGACTGGAAAATTGCGTGGGAGCTTTTGGTTCCAACGCATGAAAGAAGTGCATGGTCGAGAAATATTAGACGGTGCTGCTAAACTTACGGGTGGTGGAGCAGAGGGTAAAACATGAGTATAATTAGTGCCATCAGAAGCTATTTGAAGGACTACACTGGGTTAGCATCGGGTGCGCCTGTGTGGGTTGATTATCTTGGTGCAATACCTACAGAATATTCAGTTGTTCCACTTGCTGGGAATAAAATTGTGGAGCAATATGTTGACGGTTCCTCACTTCGTGAGTATCCTTTTGCTTTCAGAAGTGTAGAGAGTACTGCTGCCGATCTGGAGCGATTAGAGAATAATGGATTCTTTGAAGCATTTGCAGATTGGTTAGAGTCTCAAACGGAAGCTGGAAATTTTCCAACGTTAGATAGTGGACAAACCCCAGAGCTTATTGAAGCAACAGGCTGGGGTTATTTGTACGAACAAGGAAACTCCGATACTGGAATTTACCAAATTCAGTGTCGGCTATTGTATAAACAGGAGTAGAAATGGAAAAGATAAAGCGATCAAAGTTTATGACCTTTATGAATATAACTCCCTCTTCCACACCAACTTATGCTTTGATTGGAAGTGGAGTCACTGCAGGTTCTATCGGATATAATCCAAAAGTTGAAGAGGAAACTTATATTCATCAAGACAGTGCCACTATTATAGTGGAGAGCTATGCACCTAAACTGCCAATAGAATCAACCGCTGTCATTGGAGACAGTGTGTTTGAATTCATAGACAGTCTCAGAATCTCTCGTGCAGTTTTAAGTGCTGCAGAGACAGATATTGTAAATGTATGGGCATATGAGACAGGTGGTCCTACAGCATATCCTGCTGAAAAGCAGACAGTCTCTATCCAAATTGACGAATTTGGTGGTGAAGGCGGTTCCAGTACAAAAATTAATTACACCATCAACTTCATCGGAGATCCCATACCTGGCACTTTTAACACAACTTCAAAAACATTTACTGCAAGTTAGGAGCAGCTATGGCTAAAATAAAAAGAAGCGCATTTCGTTCGTTCCTGAATGTGGGAACGCTTGCATCTCCAAGCTGGGGTTTAATTGGTGAAGGAGTTACTGCAGGGTCTATCGGTTACAATCCAAAAGTGGAAGAGGAAACTTATATTCACGAGGACAATGCCACGGTTACAGTAGAAAGTTATGCTCCTAAATTTCCGATAGAGTCGACAGCTATTAAAGATGATGCTGTGTTCGAATTTGTGGACACTTTACGGAAAGATAGAGGTATTCTCTCAGCTGCAGAGACTGAAGTTATAAATGTGTGGATGTACAAAAATCCAATTTCAGGTTATTACCCTGCAGAGAAACAGTTTTGCAGTGTACAATTAGATGAATTTGGAGGGGAGGGCGGCAGCTCTAATAAAATTAACTACACAGTAAACTTTATTGGAGATCCTGTACTGGGAAGATTCAATCCGACAACAAAAGTTTGGTCGCCGCTGGAAGCACCGCTCACACACACTTTAACAACTCTTACACTGGGTTCAGGAACATTATCACCGCTGTTCACAGCTAATAAAAGTAACCTGTTCTACACAACTTCCATCGCAGCTGCAACTGTAACGGTTAGCAGCGCTTTGAGCAGTGCAACTATTGTGCAGAAATGCAATGATGTTGTGGTTGCACAGGAC